CCACTTGTGAAAGCGTTTGTCGTTTTCATCAGATCGCACCGTGTCTTGAATGTGCTCCCAATCATTCTTGCCTTTGATCAACCAGATCACCGGCTTCCAATTTGATTTCACCTTTCGGCCAAATACTTGGGTTGATTGTCCCGGCGTGTAGTAATTAAGAGTCCACTGGTATTTCAGATTCTCGCACAGCCTCGCATAGACCTCTGGCAAATGGGATTGGCCGCTCATCACAAGGCAGTGGCCTCCTGGCTTCAATACGCGATCCGCCAATTCAGAAAGTTTGGAAAAGGTTTCCAAGAACTCTTCGGGATAAGGCGGATCGGTAACGATGACATCCACGCTCTCGTCGGCAATTTCCGCGCCAGCCTCCAAAAGATCGCCAAGGATCAAACGGAAATCCGGATCGGTCGTGCTGTGGTTTTCCTCCAAAGCCTTTTCCGCTTTTTCCCTCCGCTCTTCCATGCGCTTCTCCTTGCGTTGGCGCTTGATATTCTTGGCTTCGCGCAAAATTGCTGCCTCGCCTTGTGCTACGACTTCCCGCTGTGTTTCGGCTGGCAACTGCGCGATGTCGGCGGCAGTAGATGCACCAACCTTCTTGTCACGCAAGGCCTGTTTAAGCTCTTCCGTGCCTTCGTTGGAAACCTTGCGAAGCGCGTCGTATGTCTTTCCTGATACGCCGATTTCTGCGGCTACGGCGTCGCGGGTTTTGTCGGTTGCTTGGGGTAAATTTTCCACAAGCAAAACTCCGCCTTGACCTCCCCGCTGCCTCTCCTTTGCTTGTTCTGCCAGAATCTCGCGCTTCCGTTCAAGCAGGGGAACCTTGTCGATGTTCTCTATGTTCCGCCGTCCCATTTGGTTTCCGATCATCCAAAGTTCGGCAGCCTCTCGATCATCGAACGCCATCTCCACCGTCTCAAACGGAAGGCCGTGCCGGGTGCAAATCTCGTGGCGATTGTGGCCGTCGATCAGAATGCCGTCCCACACCACCAGCGGGTCGCGGCACCCATCGCGCAGAATGTTGGCTTCCAGTTGGCTGAGTTCGTCAGGCGCTAACGGGGGGATTAGCGCCTTGAACTCTGGGTCGATTGTGATGATTCCCATAAATCAAAACGGGATGTCGTCGGTCTCTTTGGCGGGTTTGGCTTTCGGCGCGGGGGCCGAGGATTTGGGTGAAACCCAGCTGTCGATCTCGTGGTATCCCGTGTCGTCATTGTGCTCCACGATCACCGTGCCGGTGCGGCCGACGAGGTGCTCCGGCTCCACGCTTGCGTCCTCGTTTGGGATGATGGCAAAGCCCAGCGCCTCGCGGATTTGGTCGATCTTCCAGGCCGACTTGGCCGTGAAGACCATGTTGTCGTAGATGGTGCCGCCGTTGCTGCCGTCTGGGAGTTTCACCCGGCACTTGAGGCGGATGTATTCGTTTCCGGTGCGGTCGCTGATCTTGAGTTCCGCGCCCTCGATCTCGACCTTGTGTTTTCCAGGCGTGATCTGTGGCGCTTGGGGTTCCTGTTGTTTGTAGGTAGGCATATTATTTTTTGGATTTGATTTGGCGCAGGGTGTTAATGGGTGACCCTGCTCGCACCGCTGACTCGTCCATCTCCACGCCGGCGTCGGCGCAGAACTGGCGAAATTTGTCGGCGCCCATCTTCCCGCCGAGGGCGAGGATGAGCGTTTCTTTTGAAACATTGGCGGAGGCCCGAGCGATGGCATCGGCCTCGACGAACTGACGCCCCGCGCCGGTCGTGACCTTCCAGCCGGGAATGTCCTCGCCAGCGGCGAGGCGTTCCTTCAGAGCATCGATGACCGGCTCGGCGATCTGCTTCTCGGCGAGCTTCCAGTTCGCGGCGAAGGCGGAAAGCTCCACCGGATTCGCGAGGATTTGGTCACGGATGTCGGAGAGTGCGAGGTCGGACTTGACCAGCGCCAGCGCCTCGGAGGATTGACGCACCAAGGCTCGGCACCCGTTTTGATGAGCACACCAGCCGCAATACTCATTCGGCGTCGGCTCCGCCAACCGGCTGCTGGCGTTTGCGATCACCGCCGAAACGGTCGCCTCGGCTTGCTCCCTCGTGAAGGTGTAAGTCCGGCGGAGTCGCTGATCGACATAGATCACATGAGCCGTCCATGAGTCGGCGAAATGCTCGTGCATGCAGGCGAGGGCGTAGGCCGCAAGTTGTTCGCGGTAGTTGCGAACTTGGCCCGTCTTGATGTCCGCCACCCATTGAGCGCGAACGCATACCGCGTCCGCGGTGCCGGGTTTGGAAAGGCCCGGCACCTCCATGCCGAGATGCTCCTCGCGGGTTTCCACATGGTAGCCACCCGAGAGCGTCCGGAGTTCATCCACGCCCCACCGCGCCACTGCCTGATCCTCAGCGGCAAGGCCGTCGTAGGTCGTGGGATCATCAACCAAAAGCTCCCTGATGGCTTTGTCTAATAGCGTCCCGCGCTCCGCTGCTGGGCTGGTGCCGGGTGCGCCCGTAAACAGGGCGCACTCGGCGAGCTTCGGCAGGGAACTCGGACTGATCTCCTTTACCACCAACTCTGTGTCCTCTGTGGTTAATCCGCTCACGCCGCCACCTCCATTTGAGCTTTGGCTTTAGCCACCAGTGCTTGAGGCCGCGCCACGATCTGCTGGCGCAGTTTCTCGCTGGCATCGCGCCATGTCTGGCCCTCGGCGATGGATCCGTTGCTAACGAGGAAAAGGTTGACGACTTCCTCGTTGTCCTCGAGGACGGCCACCGACTCACGGCCAATGATCTCGACGACAGGCGCCGAGGTTTTGGGTGCAGGCTTGCCAAAGACATGCGCGACCGATTCCCACTCCATCGGCAACTCCTCGGCGAGACCCGAGCGGGTCTTGGCGTCGTAGGCTGCCGAGTGGGTTGTGTAGATAACCCGCTCCTTACCCCCCACCCCTTTGGCTTTACCGCCCTCTTGCGAGACGGCCTTGGTTTTGAACCGGAAAAACCAAAGCTCGTCAGCCCATTCTTTGACCAGCGGCGAGGACTGCTTGGAGAGCTTAAGTTCGTAGCGGTCATAAGCGGCGAGGATGTCCGGCGGCTCGGTGCGCTGCACCTTGGAGTGCGCCAGGACAACCACATGTTTGCCGGCATCGATGAGCATATCGAGAGCGGTCAAAAACCGGCTGACCTTTTCCGCCGCCATGACCCAGCCCTTGCCGAATCCGAAATCCTCGACGCTCTGCTTCTTGCTCGTGGCGAGGAGGTCTTCAACCGCCAACCGCTCCGCCCAGTCGGCCGAGTCGATCACAATGGTCTCGTAATCCGTCCGGCTGGCTTCGGTGATGCACTCGCCGAGTTCCTTCCAACTCGAGACTGCGACGCGGTCCACGGCGAGGTGGTTGCTGCCGCCCTCGATGTCGAGGAAGAGAGGATTTGGGAACTTGCTGGCGAAAGTCGTCTTGCCGACGCTTTCAACCCCGTAAATGACCACCCGCTGTGGCCGCTGTTGTTTGCCTTTAATTATTTTCATCACTCTTTTGTTTGTTTGTTGTTGGTCAGCGTTTTTTGGGATGCGCTGCCCCCCTTGGCCCCTGCGGTCCCCTTGGGACCTAGCGAGGCAAAATCAGTCGAAGTCCTCGTAATTGTCCCAATCGCGCCCGAACTCCTCGCGGCGGTAGTAACGCTCTTGGCGCCTGCGCTCCGTCATGCGCCCGTCACGGAAGCCGATCGCGTAGCAAGCCCACATGGAGCCGAAGGCGATGCTTGAAAGCAGGACAGCCTCCCACGCGCTCATTTCGCGCCCTCCTCCGGTGGATTTGGGAACGGCATCCAGTGCGTGATGTCGGGCTCGATCCGGCAGGCATTCAGCCACCTCCAGACGCGGCCATCGTGAAACCCAGCCTCCACATGACCGTCCTCAGCCGCGACGATGACATCGGTGTCGCTGTCCGGCATTTGATCCTCCACGGAAAGCCAGCCGCTCATCGCACGACCTCCACCCGGCTCGCAGAGCATCCGTATTCGATTCGGAAAAGCTCCCGAGCTTCCGATTCGGTGAAGGCCAAAAAAGTGTCCCCGACTTTTAGGCGGAGAA